AACGTGCTGCTCATGTTTGGGACGGAGAATGCCGGTCTCATTCGGACGCTCAGGTGCTTCAAGGTAAATGGATGGTTGATGTGTTTGTTCCTGGGGAAGATTGGGACGGGCCTTATTACGGAGCTGACTTCGGGTTTGCAATCGACCCAACCACGTTGGTTAAGTTCTGGATGGCACCGGGGTTTCACGGGGGTATGCGCTTGATGGTTGAACATGAGGCATATGGCGTAGGAGTTGATATTGATTACACTCCTGATATGTTCGCCCGTATTCCAGGTGCAAAAGATCATATGATAAGAGCTGACTGCGCCAGACCTGAGACAATAAGTTATATCGGACGACAAGGGTTTAAAATATGCGGCGCTAAAAAATGGCCTGGTAGCGTCGAAGATGGAGTAGCCTGGTTAAGAGGTTGCGAGCAAATAGTTATTCATGAGCGTTGTAAACATGCTATCGAAGAAGCACGTAATTGGTCATATAAGATAGACAGGCTTACGGGTGACATATTGCCACAATTAAAGGACGGTTCTGATCATATTTGGGACGCCGTTAGGTACGGTGCATCCCCTTTAATAAGACAAATTGGCGATATATTTGTTGCTTAAAAGATTGATATTATAATAGTTTTTTGATATACTCAAATAAACAGGGCCGAAAGATGCACAAACATCGACCGACCCCTAACCCAACAACCTGAATGGAGGCTGTCATGGCTAAAGAACAACTACCACTGTTTGATGAAGACATCAAGAAAAAATGCACAAAGTGTGGAGAGGTAAAAGGGACTGAAGGGTTTTGCAAAGATAAATCAACCAAGGATGGATTATGCAGACAGTGTAAGGCGTGTAGGAAAAGGAATTGGGCGAATTATTACAATGAGAATGGGGATGATTTAAGGCCCAAATACATTGAATACTACAGCGAAAATAAAGAAAAAAAACATAGTTACAGAGCAGAGAACCGAGTCCGCAATAGAAAGTCTGTTAAAAATTGGACTAATAAAAACAAAGATAGGATTAAAGCGTCAAGAGAACTTAGGATTCAAGAAGATTTAAAAAAAGCCAGAGAGAATTATCATGGTTATCAAAAATTTGATCCAAAGTTCCAATTAAAAAGAAGGATGTCAAAGGGAATGCGTAGGTCCTTAGTTGATGGCAAGCAAGGTAGGTCGTGGGAAACAATGGTCGATTACAACGTGGATGATTTGGTTAAACATTTGAAAAGAAAGAATCCGGTGGCATGGAAGATGTTTAAGAAAAACCCATCCGAGTTCCATTTGGATCATATAATCCCGATTGATGTTTTTAACTTTGACGCACCAAACCAGATCGACTTTAAAAAAGCGTGGAGCATTAAGAATCTTCAGTTGCTTCCGGCGGCTGTGAACATTGCCAAATCAAATAAGATTGATAAACCATTTCAACCGTCTTTTAATATGTCGTTTCCGGAGTAAATGATGAATATTGCTGAGAAGATAAAGTCCATATTCCAGAAGCGGAACTACGCAATGTCGGATGTCTACGAGCTGAATGCCGGGCAACCCGTCTATTCAAAGTACACAATCGCCAAAGCCACCAAGGAAGGGTTCCAATCGAACGGGGTGGTGTACCGGGTGGTGAGCCTGATCACCAAAGCGGCATCGAGCGTGCAATGGTTGGTGGAAGATGCCGAGGGTGAGGCTATTGAGAACCATCCATTGACTGAGCTTTTCAACTACCCAAACCCTCACGTAACCCGGCAGGATATGTTTGAACTCCTGGTAAGCTGGCAGCAATTAACCGGAAACGCTTATCTTAAAAAGGTTATGGCTGGGGGTAGGACGGCGGAGTTATGGCCGATATCCCCGGATCGGATCGCACCCATACCGGCAAAAGAGGTTGACGCTTGGATTAAGGGATACACCCTGGACAACTCTCGGAAGATTGATTTTGAGCCGGAAGAGATTATTCAGTTGATGCTTTTTAATCCATCAAGCCCAATTATCGGTATATCCCCCCTGGAAGCCGTGGGCAAAACGATTGACACTGACAACGATCAACAGGATTTTACCAAAGCGGCCATGCAGAATCAGGGCACAATAGCCGGGATTCTCGCGTTCAAACGTGAGTTCACAAGCCAGGACCAAACAAACGCCATAGCAGAAAAGATGAATGAACGGTACTCAGGGCCGCTAAATGCTCGCAGGATGGCCGTGGTGGGCAGCGAAGCCACCTATACCAGGACAGCATTAACCCCGATGGAGATGGACTATATAGCCAGTCGCCGTTTTAACCGTGAACAGATTTGCATGGCCTTCGGGGTCCCCATGATATACCTGGGGGGCACGGAAGGTTCCACTTATGCAAATTACAAGGAGTCTGAGATTATCTTCTGGGTGTCCACGGTGATCCCGTTGCTTGACGATATAGCGGATGCCTTCAACCACAGCTTTGCAGACGAACTTAAACCGGGACAGAAGATCAGTTACAATATCAGCCAGGTCCCGGCAATGAGACGGGCGTTATATGACCGGGCACAAACGGCCAAAGTCCTTCATGCCATGGGCGTTCCATTCGCTGAATTGAATCGTATTTTTTCCTTCAACATCGAAGAGTACGAAGGCTGGGACGAAAGCCACGTGTCGGGATCAGGCAATGCGGAAGCGACCCCAGAAGCCAGGGCCCTAAAAAAAAAGTCTACACATTATCGCTCGAAAGAAGATCAGCGGCTAAGGATGCTGAAATAAAAGACGCGATTGCGGAGAAAGAATCCAAAGTGTACGAAGAGATCCTAAAAGACCAGGGAGAAATGCTGTTCGATTCAATGGACAAAAGCGACGGCCAGTCCATGAAAGGCATTATCCGCATGTTCGATGACGATCTTCAGGAAGCCATACACGATACCTACATGGTGGCCGGTCTGGAGTTCGGGCGTAATATCGTAATTGAAAAAAGGGAAGTTTCGGACGAATTGCAGGACGCCATTGACGCTGAGATGGATATTTTAACAGAATTGACGGACATCCAGGATTCGACGATACGACAAATAGATGCTAAGATGGCGAAAGGGGTGTCGGAGGGTTTGACGACTGCCGAGATCCAAACGCTCATGATCGATGCGGGAATCTTTTCGCCTATGCGGGCACTCAGGATTGCCAGGACAATTACGGCGGCTGGAAGTTCAAATGGCCAGTGGTTGGCGGGATTAATTTCGGGCGCTGACACTAAAATCTGGGCCACGGCAAATGACACCAACGTCAGATCAAGCCACGCTCACATGGAAGGTCAAGAGCGATTGATAAACGATAAATTCAGCAACGGTGGCCGCTATCCTGCGGACGTTTTACTTTCAGCCGGTGAACGTATCAACTGCCGGTGTTCCATGTATTTCGCTATTAAGGAAGAGGTGCCATTCACCACGGCTTCAGGGGATGGCCCGGAAGAAATCCAATGAAAAAACTCTGCCATACATGCCAACATTGGGGGCCTAAACAGAAGTTTAACGAAATCGGAATATTCACGGAAGTGGACGCCAGATATTGCAATCTGGAAGCGGTGGACACTGAAAGGATGAAGTCCGATGAATTCAGCATACTTCGCTCCCACCATGGTCCTGTTTTTACCGGGCATGATTTTGGGTGTATTCATTGGGAGCCGATAAAGAAATGACAAACGCCCAAGCCGAGAAGGTAAAGAACGAAATCATTGCAATTTGTAACCTGAATGGGTTATGGTCCACGGTAGAATATGAACGCAAGCCGGATTTGAAGATGATACGAATTAAGGAAATAAGCATAAAGGTCACGGACAACTAAACTTGGGGAGGGTTTAGGTTATGAGCCATTCTGTTAAAATAACCGTTGTTACAGATCAAGAAATTACTATTTTAGGGAAAAATGTTAATATCTATGATCTTAAATCAATCACACTTGCGAACAATGGTGTGATTATTGGATATGTGTCCGATGACCCAAAAGAAAGCTCACATACAAAATACTTTAACACCATGGATTATTTCCTTGAAGCTGTTGGGAGAAAAATGGAACGTGAAACAGCAGGCATTGAAATAGGGTTTCAAGAAAGCGGGTTTACATGCAGGTTATGTGGACATAGCTTTCTTCATCAAATGTGTGGAATACCGCTGCAACAGCTTACTACTGACCGAACCCATACAATGATCAGGGATTATATGAAAGAACATCTTGCGATTAGGCATAATATTGGAATCTAACAACTAAATAAAACCACAACACGAGCACTATTTAAGGCCGGTTGTATCCCACCACGGGACGCAATCGGCCTTTTTAATTTTAACGCAGCCGGAGGAAAAGATGAAAACCACTGCAAAGGGAACAAAATCAGCCGGTGGAAATACCACTGATATGGAAATCAGAGCTATTGGGGAAATCAGGAACGTAAACGAGAACGGAATTATTGATGGATATTTGACTAAATTTTCTAG